TTCGTGTTCCCAAAGGTAAATTATGCCCAAAAGAATCCCCCGCCTTACGACGGGGGTGTTCTCATTTTTCGAGCTTACGCATGACGCTATTATAGACGCGCTCGTTCACAATTTTCAAACTGTCCATCAGCTCGTCCATGATCTCCCACGCCTTGTCCGGCGGAATATCTGCCACTGCGCGCAGGAAGTCGCTGTCGCCGTATGTTTCGACGCTAACCGGCGCGGGTGCTGCGGAGTATGCCATTGGCAAAGCCCTCTCCCTGCTGCTGCTTTGCTGGTCACGGATGGCATACAGCACGGCAAGGCGCTCATAGTTTGTCCAACTCGATTCCTCTGTTTCAAGGCGAGCTATCCAGCGATTGACCTCATTCTCGTCGACCATAGGGGCGCACCCACTTTAGCCCTCAATCGTGTCCATGCAGCGCTGGATGGCTCTGCGGATGCTTTCGTCGTCGGCGTTGTCCAGCATTTCCTGCAACTGGCGTTTCATGTTGTCGATACCACCATCACGGGAATAGTGGCCGCGCACATAATGCGTGCCGCGTCTCGCATTGGACATATCACGGTCATAAGCGCCGCGCATACCAGACTGCCAGTCTCCGTCGCGGGAATAGCGGCGAGAATAGTCTTCATCGCGGGAATAGCCGTCGTCCTCCAACATCTCAATCTTATCGATGTTCTTGATGGTGTCCGTCAGCTTGTGCGCAATTTCGAGATCGCACGCGCCAAGCTCGCCCTTACGTGCCAGCTCGTCGAGTTCGTTGCACAGCATATTGCGCAGATCATACATTGCTTTCTTGCTCATGTCCATTCTCCTTTCACGCGATTCTCTCAACCGTCAGATTCGAGTTGGCGAAGTTGACGGCCTGAGTGCTGGTGTTTTCCATTGCGACCGTCAGGTAGCAGCCTTTCGGGACGCAGACCTGTGCGGAAACATAAATGTTAAAGTAATTTTCTACCGCCGCAGGCGTGACGGTAGCTGTTGCGCTGGTCAACGGCTCTCCGTTAATGGCAAGCGCCGCCGTGATGGCCTCAACCGTGCCTCCGGTAGGAATAGCGATGTTGCCGCCATAGGAGACCCGAAACAGAGCGCGGTTTTGATTGGTGAGGCCGCGCAGCGTGACAATGCCTGCGCCCTGGCGATGCAAGATACAGGGCTTGCTATTGACCGCCGTTTCGGTCAAGGGAACGTTCTGCCCAGCGGCTACGCTCACAATATTTGCATTTGTGTACTCTGCCAAAATAATCAGTCCTTTCTAAAGGGGTCGATTTCGACCCGGTTAAAATACAGCGGCAGGGCTATTGCCCCGCCGCGTTGTTTCCAGTGTCGGCACGGGGCCGACCATCTCGGTAACGTCACCGATATGGTGCCCGAGAAGCTATGCTATGCAGTTGTCAGCAGCCGCAACCGGCAAACTGGTTGCAGCAATAGGGGTTCTGCACCGTGTAGGCCGGAATGGGGGAGGGCCGCAGCTGCGAGACCAGATAGCTGTTCTGCGCCGCCTGGCTTGCCGCCAGCTTCAAGCCTTGGTTCTCGGCCTGAAGGTCAGAGAGCTTGCTCTGCGTCAGGAAGTCGAGGATCGCGCGGCTGTTCTGGTTGTTCGCGTCAATGATGTCGCGCGTGGCGTTCTGCACGGTGTTGCGCGTGTCGCACGCCTGCGTCGCCATGTCATAGCGCACCTGCGCGATAGCCGCGCGATTCTCGCAGCAGCAATTAGCAGCCTGCATCTGCATGGCGTTGAGCTGCTGCATGAGAGCCGCCTGCTGGTTTGCGCGGGACAGCTCGGCATTGCCGAAGCCGCTGTTGATGGCCTGTGCGGTCGTAGCAAAGCCACCAGTAATGGCATTGTTCAACGCGAAGGTGGAATCGCAAATGCCATTCGAAATGCTGTCGAGCTTACGCTCAACGCTCGCAAAGTCAGAGGTCAGAACGTAGCCGTCCATCACACCGCCGCCGTTACCGTTGCCAAATCCGTTGCGGCCCCAGCCGAAGAGGAAAAGAACGATAATCCAGATCCAGTTGTCGCCCCACATACCCATACCGCCGCCGTAATTGTTCGCGGGCGCGACCGGCATAGTCATCATGGGAGCACCGTCGGAAAGAGACATATTATCTCTCCTTTCATAAATTTTATTTATCAAATCGCGGCCACGATAAGATCAATGGAATAAATGCTCAAACTGTTTTGCCATAGATTGCAGTTGGTTTAACTCCTGCTGGCTCATCGCACCAGATTGCAGGAGCTTATTGACTTCTTCTTTTGGGTTTCCCTGAAAGCCGCTTTGGAACTGCTGGAATTTCTGCTTGAGCTGCATCAGCTCACCCATCGGCCCCGGCATCTGCCCACCGCCCAGCGCGGACATGAATGGATTATTCATCGTCTTCGTCCTCCTCAACCTTGCGCTTTTTCTTGCCTTTTATTTCGCCCACAAGCGCTGCCAGAGCGTCAAACTCTTTGCGGGTGACAAATTCCACGCCCTTTTCCTGCGGCGCTGTACGGGGCGTTTCTGCGCGTTCTACAAGGTCATAAATCTTTAGCGTCGGCTTGCCGCTTGCATCCGCCTGCTTGAGATACACAGTCGGCGCGGTAGAATCCCACAGCGCCACAGCGGAGTTCGGCGCGATGAGATACCCTCTCGCCTCCTGCTCGCCGCTTACCCACTGCACGCCGCCCTGTGCAATGGGGTTCTGTTGCACTGGCTGCGACATAGGCTGCTGCATGGGCTGCATCTGTGGCTGCTGCATCTGCCGCATCTGCATGAGGTTGTCCGGCATTGGCTGCGGATAATAGGGATTGAAATAGGGATATGCCATGTTCATTCCTCCGTTTCTTTGACCCAATAATAAAGCGGGATTTCGTTCTCGCTGTTCCAGCTGTCGTAAATTACACCATCCTGAACGCACACTACATGGCCGGAGAGCGCGAGAATATACGTCCCGCACGGGTGCTCATCGGCAAACTTGCCGACCGTATAGCAGTCCGGGCAAGTGTCCGGTATGATGTATCTCCGGTAGCCCAAAGACCGCAGATAAGCGCCCCAACAGGCGTTTGCATTTGGCAAATCGCCGTCCAAGTACCCCTGTATGCACAGCGACAAATAGACCTCGCCCCAGTCCTTCCCCGTCGCCTTGCAGATCGCGCGCACGGTGCAGTCGCTGACGTTGCGTCCGTTTGGATTCGGGTTGAAATAGCTATACATGGAAAAGCTCCGCGAAATAAACGTAAGTGCGAAGCTCGTCAGGATCAGGAAACAGCGCCAAAATATCCATCGCCATTTGCTCGGTAAATCCACAAGCTAAAAGTCGTTCGTACATTTTGTGCACCTCCTTTTGTTGCCTCAATCATACCGTGGATCGTGCCCCGCAAATGGTCAGCTTTTGGTCATTATTTGGTCAAAAAATATTTTGCAAAAAGCTCAAAAAGCTCTTGACTTTACGCCAATATTGGCGTATACTAAGCACATAAAGCAAGAGGGAAAACCTCGGGAGGAAACAAAAATGAAGTACAACAAGAGTGAGATCATGAAGAGCGCATGGAACCTTTTTAAGATGTTTCAGAAATGGGCTGCCCCCCTCTCCTTTTCTGAATGCCTTCGCCGCGCATGGGATAACGCCAAGCGCACCCTTGAAGCCACCAAGAAGCTGATGTCTAACGGCTGCATGAAGGTCATCAACGGTTCTCGCCTCGGCCTCATCCGCACTATCGCCGCTGACTATACGATGGGCTGGATCGTGACCGGCAAGACCTACGCCGCCCGCAAGGAACTCAAGGCTGCAGGCTTCCGCTGGGATCCGGAATCCCGCAACTGGTTCACCACCGACCGCAAGGTCGCTGAGTATTTTTGCTGATAAGAAAGGAGACCAATCATGACGACTTATTACGTTACCGCAGATCTTGACCGTGCGCCGACGGAGCAAGAAGCAAAGGAGATCGGCGTACCCCGTGCAAAAATCTTCCTTGGCCGCGTCAAGGCAATTATCTGTGCCGACAGCATCAAGGACGCTTGCGCGCGCGGGCGCAAATGCATCGAAGGGTGCATCCAAAAGGGACGAACGATCAGCAACGTCGGCTGTATGCCGGTTGCAGACGCTAAAAAGCTGGGGGATGACGAGATATATAAAGGCTATCCCACAACAACGTGGCTGCTGTATTACCGTCTCAAAAGCGGCATGACACAGGCCGAGTTATCGAAAAAATCCGGCATCTATATCCGGCAGATCCAGAAAGTTGAATCCGGCGAAATCGAGACGGGCAATATGGCTGCAAAAACCTTATTTGCGCTCGCCGGCGCGCTGGGTGTGGATATAAGTGAGCTGCTGTAATGGGCACGTATGACCTAACAGGGCAGACTTTTGGGCACTGGACTGTGCTTGAGCCTGCGGAGCCGGATAAATACGGTCGGGCAAAATGGCTCTGCCGATGCGATTGCGGCGAGGAACGCGTCGTGACTGCCAGCAATCTCCGTCGGGGTGTCAGTACGTCATGCGGCCATACCAGGGGCGAAAATCACCGAAAGGATCTAATCGGGCAACGCTTTGGGCGGTTGACTGTGACGCGTTATGTGCGCTACTCTTCGACCGCGAATAGCTCAATATGGCGGTGCCGTTGCGATTGTGGCAAAGAGACCGATGTGTCGGGAAGGAATCTTATGACTGGACATACCACGTCCTGCGGCTGTGCTATGGCAGAGGCCCAGCAATCCCCAGACGCTCGTGTCAAGGCGCTGCTGGCATCCCCGCTGACAGGGCCATATGAGACCAATATCCGCGCAAAATGGTATCGAGTATCAAACGGTGCTCGTGAGTGGGAGATCAAAAACTTATCGAAATTTGTCAGAGATCATGTGGAGCTGTTTGGCATTGACCCAGAGGATAAGTATGAGGCCAAGCGTACGGCCAAGATGCTGTATGGCGCGTCATACGATCACTGCCAGTGGCACGGATGGACGGTCATCCAGTTTGACCCAAACGAACACAAAGAGAGCACCGATTAACCTCGGTGCTCTCTTTGTCCGTCTGCTATTTTTTGATATGCCCGTCTGCGGCAGCGGTTGACCGCCTCCGGCGACAGGTGCAGCGCTGCACACACTTGCGTGTAGCTCTTGCGTCGCACGTCGCACTCAATAAGGCAGTACGCCTCGTCCGCTGGCAGCTCAAACGATAAGATATACGCCACGGCCCGCTTGGGGGCCATAGAGGATAATTGCGCGCGGATTGACCTGTGCTGACTGTCCATGCCCGTGTAGGGCTTGCAGAGGCGCTTGCGCGTGGGCTTTCGCCGCCCGCTCCTTCCTTACTTTTTCGACCGCTCCAACTCCGGTTTACTTCATTGTTGCGAGTTTCCTGATGAGATCCTCGCCGTACTTGTAGGCGGCGAGATAGTCCATCGTTGCATTCGCCAGACCGGATCGCTTTTTGAGCACCTCACGGTAACTCGACTCATACTTCGGGCGGTATGCTCCCAGCACGAGCGACAGCTTGCGCTTGCGGCGGTATACCCCGTCGCCGTTGGCCTGACTGCCGGTGTTGCCGTTAGAGGTATTGCCCTCGATGGCGGTGACGTACTGCCCGCTTACGCTCTCGCAGATGCCCGTATGGTCGGTCTTGACCTTCGTGTTGGGAAAGTCATAGATGAGCACGTCGCCCGGCTGATAACCGGACGTGACCCACTGCCCGTGAGCCTTGGCGTAGTTCATCAGCTCGCCGCAGCTTGCGGTCTTCCCGCCGCCGTAAAAGAGCCGCTTATCCACCTGCTGGAAGCACCACCACACGAACTGCATACACCAGTACACGCCGTCCATGCCGTAGGCTTTGCCGTACTTCTGTCGGTTGCCCGGCTGCTCCACCGTGCCGATCTCTTTTTTAGCGACGGTAAGAATGTCTTCTGCTTTCGCCATGCCTCACGCCCCCTTGTCGATGGCGTCCTGTGCCTTCTGCGACTGCGTGCCGAAGTAGAACGCGATGATGACCGCATAGATCGTCATGAAGTCCTGCGAGATGTTGCCCGTCACCGCCATGTACGCGAAAACGCCCGTCAGCACCAGCGTCACGATGCTCTTGACGCTCATGAGGTTTGCGATACGCTTGAGGATTTTTTCATTCATGGTTCATTCGTCCTTTCCCTTGATTTTGATTCCCGCCAAAAGTGCCAGCTCCGCCGTCCACGCCGCGAACCATGCGACCGTCAGGCTGTCCGGCACTACCTTGTCATGCGCGGTCAATACGAGCACCGCAATGCAGTACCAGCAGAGGTTGAGCACTGCTGCGATGACGTACTTGTCCCGCTTTCTCAGCTTCTTCATAGGGCCACCCCCGACAGCAGCCACGCGATGAACGCGCCCGCCAGCGCTGCAAGGATTTTGTCGACCAGCCCGTCCCAGCGCTTCCCCGCCTTGCCCGTGATGGCTTTCACGTCCTCTTTGATCTCTTTGACGTCTCCCTCAACGGTCTCCTGCTTGGTCGCCAACACTTCGACCGAAGTCGCCAGCCTGTCAAGCGCCGTTTGGTGCTCTTGCAGCTCGTTAATTCGGTGCGTATTGCTCTTGCATCGGCTTTCGATCAGCGCGATCTCTGCGTCATCGTAGTGCTTTGAGTTATCCATATCCCGCTCCCTTTCTGCGGACTTAGACCGCGGTGAAATAGTTCCCTACCAGCTCATGCGGCAAATACTGCAAGACGATCTTCCCGCCCGCAGCCTCGCCGGTACGCTCACACTTGTACGTTTTGCCGTCCTCGCTGTCGAGGTAGTACTTGCCGTATTCGTATTCCATGCCGCGGCTCGCCGGGATGGGGTCTGCCTGCGTGCCCGCGTGCTCGGCGTCGATGACCGCCCACAGCGCGGGTGTCTTGTCCGGCGTCCGGTCGGTCTGCGAGGTGTGCGCCTGCCGGCACTTGTACACCTTGCCGCCGTAGCTCCTGCGGTCGCCCTCCGCGTAAGCAACAGGATACGCCCATGCCGTGATGAGCTCGGGCACAGTCGCCGCCTCGCCGTCGCTCAAGCTGACCGTTGCCTGCTCGATGATGGGCCGCAGCTCCACCGCACGGGCGTATGTGACCGGCGCGCCCGCAAGGGCGGTAACGGTCGCTTTGGCGTTCTCCGTCTCCGTAGGCTTGCCCATCTTGATAGACACCGTGCCGTCGCGGTGGTCAGTGATGTCACCCGCGAGACTGTACTCGCTGTTGTCGTACTCGTTGACGACTTCTTTGGTCTCGCCCGTGGACTGGCCCTGCTCGTCCAGCACGTTCACCGTCTCGCGCTGGACGATGCTCCACGGTGTGTTGTCGGGCAGCAGCGCCATGACCTCCGCGTATGACATGGTGAGTGTGATGATTTTAGTGTCGCGCCCGCCCCATGTGCGGTCGTTGTTCATGCCATTGACCATAGCGGGATATTCTGTGTTGTTGACTTTTACGTAGATACTCATGTGTGCTCCTTTCTATTGCGGCGTGGCGTTCTCTTGCAGCCACGCCAGAAGATCGCCCGAGGGGGCTTCGTCGAAAGTAATGGTGCGGTATGCTGTGTCGCGCCACCCGCGACGCTGGTCCCATGCAGTGAAGGCAAAACCGCTTCCCAAATATGACATGTTGGGATTGTCCCCCCTGTTTATTATTTGGATTCCTGTAATTGTTTTGAAGTCTCCTTCGTAGTGTGCGCGTGTGCTAAACGTGGTTGACGTAGTAGAAACAGGGATTGAAAGTGTCTGATTGAAGTACCACGTCAAGCTCACATCCGGCTCAAAGTTGATGTCATACCCCGTCCCGTCGATAAGCGTCCTGCCCTTCTTGATGTTGTACACCGTGCCGTTGACGAGGCACTTCCCACCCTTCACTTCATAGGTCGTGCCGTTGACGAGGGTCTTGTGCGTAGCGGGCGGTGGTAGCGTGACATTGCCCGAGCTGTCGACTTCCATGTCGGGCGGGAGAACCAAAGCGGGGCGGATGCCGTTCGCGTAGGATGCGTTGTTGCTGCTATAGAGGCCATTGGGGCTGACGCGCCACACGTTGCCGCTAGCGTACGGGGAGCGGAGCCACCAGAAGAAGGCCGAGCCGTCCAGGTTCGCAACACGCTTGTTGTTGGCGGACGTGCCGGTTCCGGCCTCGAAGTAGGATAGCTTCGCACCGTCTACCGGGAAATTCTGGTTGTCGCTAGTAGTCCAGCCGACTTCGTAGCCGGACAGCAGGAAAATCTTGCAGAGCAGGCCGTTAGCACCGCTCTGATCCGAGCCGCCGGAACCACCGTTCTTACGATACGGAATCTTCACCTGCTTGATTGCATCCCTAATATCGCTGTCAAACAGGTTCAGGAACGTGCTGTTCAGATAGCTGTGTATGGTGCTAAACTCGAGAAAGTTGGTAGCAGAACTGTGCCACTGCCTATTCTCGTAGATGTCCTTCATCAGCAGCCAAGTGCCGTTGCAGGATTCGTCGTACAACGAACTCGGTTTGCCCTGATGGACAACGATGAACTCTTTTGCCGTACCGTTGACTTTCAGCTTGACGATGCTGCCGACGGCTTTGGTGCCGAGTTTTGCATTTGCCATCTCCGCGCCTCCTTATTTGAAGTACCAGTTGATAGCGTAGTTCTCGGTGGGCGTGGTCTCCGTGCTCACGAGCGTTTGCTTGACGATGTTGCCGCTTGCGATGTAGTCGCTTCCGCGCGTCGCCGCCACCAGCCCGCCCGAGCCATCTCCCTTGAGGATGTTGGTCGTAGATGGAACTGTCGGTACACTCACCGTGACCGCGCCCGTCTTACCATTGACCGACGTGACCGGCGCGCTCTGCAAAGCGCTGTCAGCCTTGCCCAAACTCGTCTGCACGTCGCTTGCAAGGTCGGATTTGGCGACCGTGGACTTAAAAGCCAGACTGCCGAGGTCGCTGAACCACTTTGCAATTTTGCCGAACAGCACGGAGAGCTTTTCGCCCGTCGCAACGTTTGCGCGGGTGGTTGCCGCCGTGAACGCCGCCGTGACGTTACTGCCGTTGCCGGTCTTGTCCAGCTTATTGGTGAGAGCCGAATACACGCCGCCAGACTGCACGGGGTTCGTGCTGCCCTGCGTAGGCGTTGCGTCGGTAGTTACCTTGACGTCCTTGATAGCATTATCAATGTATGCAAAGATGTCCTGGTGCTTGTTTTGAGGGTCATACACTGAGGCCAGCATGTCACCCGTACCAGCACCAGAAGCGCCACGGCAATAGCCTGCGTCATAGCTCGTGCCGTTCGACAGCGTCACGATAAGGTGATAGTCGCTCTGCCGGATGGTGATGCCAGTAATCGTGGGAGCATCTGCGCCGGGATTGCCCTGTGGACCAATTTCACCCTGAATACCCTGCTTACCCTGTTCACCCTGAATACCCTGCTTACCCTGTTCACCCTTGTCGCCTTTTTCGAGCACAAGGTTAAGCACCTGATTCGGAGCTTCGCCGGTAATGGTCGCGCTCGCCACCTTCCCGGACGTGACCGAGCCGATGGTCAGCACGTTTGCGGGGCCGGTCGCGCCAGTCGCGCCGGTGTCGCCCTTGCTGCCCTGCGGGATGCCAAGCGCCAGCGTACCAGTCGACTTGTCGTAAGTTGCCGTTGCCGAGCTTCCAGCGGGTAGCGTTGTCACCGTGACCGATACGACGCTCAGCGTGACGAAGTTCAGCAGCGTTTCACCTTTCAGCTTCTTCGCCTCGCCGCCCTGCTCAAGCACAAAAAGGTCGTCGCCCGTGATCTGTAACGCTTGCGTGAGGTCGGAAATTGCTTTATCAGCCATCAGTTACCTCGCTTTCCTTTTCGGGCTTCGTCTTGCCCTCTTTGGCGGGCGGCTCTGCGGGGACGTGCGCCGCCTGCTGGTCAAGCCGCTCGAGGATCGCATATGCCTGCCTTAACTCTCCCTTGACCTTTGTCATCTTCTCCGCGTCGTTCGCGGAGATCATCACTGAGGACAGCGTATTAAATGCGCTGTCAAGGATCTGCATTGCCTGCTTTGTCATAGTGCCTCCTTATCCCGACTCCCACCAAGAGTCGGTGTAGATTTCTGCGTTGTAGGGTCTCCACGTGTCCGTGTAGATGTACGGCGTATACGCTCGCCACATATCCGTGTAGATGTACACAGCGCCGCCCGAAGTGCCGCCGCCCTCTGTGGTAAACGATCCGCTGTCGGAATAGCTGGTCTCCACCCATTGATTGAGGTTGGTGTCCCAGTAACACAAAACGGCTTTCCAATTGTAGGTTTCTCCGGGGGTAAGCCCCTCGAACGAGTCCGTAAACGTGTTGTTCGTGCCGGAATCCTCGTTCGAGGTCAAGTAATACCCGTACCCCAGAATGCCGGTCACGTAGATCGCACGCGCTCGGTCGTGGTAGCTGTCTCCGTAAAACGTGCCGTTGAGGACGGCTGTCGTCGACCCCGTCGCCGTAACACTGACGCTAAAACTTGCCATGCGTCACCTCACGGAACGGAGGAAAAACAGTTTTCCCCAGTTGCCAGCCGGTAAGTTATCTCCGTACATCTGGCTGCCGATGTACAGCTCGCCGCCGCCGAGCGACACAATGTTGTTGGACAGCGTGATAAATCCACCGTAGGGGCCACTGGCTTTTAGGTATACATTGGTCGCCGATTCCAGTTTGATACCGCCATAGAGGGTTTTGACGCCGATACCGTAGTCAACGTTCGTCTCGACAAGCGAAATTTCGCCCACTTTGGTATTGCTGTTTGCCAGCAGTTCCACCGTCTGGCCTCGTAACTTTCGCGCCGTGATAGAAGTGCTGTCAATGTACGTTGCGATCGCATTGTCGACCTCGTTTGCGTTCAGACCCGCGTTGCTGTCGACGTAGCTTTTCGTTGCGTAGCTTGATCCGTCCTTGAGATCTCCGACACTGATACTGCTTGCTTGGATTTTGTCAGCCGTCAGCGTGCCCTTGATATTCGCCGCATCGACGTACAGATTTTCCGTCTTGATGCTGCTGCCGTTAATTTTGGTCGTGCCGCTCGCATCTGTCACCGTCAGGCCGTCCAACGTGGTCTTGACCTCGGTGTACTTGCCGTCGATGTCCTCGACTTTGAGCATGATCTCCTTGCTGGTCTTGGTGATAAGCGAGCGGGTTTTTGCCATGTTGCGCACGATCTGCCGCTGCGTCGGCGATTTGTACGGATACTCGTCGTCAATCTCGTCCGCGTCCGGCGCGGAGATGTCCGGTGCGAGCATCGGATCAAACGTCGTGTCCAGCGCGATGAGGGGCACATAAAGCCCGTCTACCGTCACCGCGTCGCCAAGCTCGACCGCAGGGTCAAGCAGCGCCTCGCTGCCCTCGTAGCCGATGTGCTTGTATCCGGAGACTTTGGTGAGGATCGACGCCGCCATCGCATTTGTGCCGTCCGGCTGCAAGGCCGTCAGCGTCCGTCCGGTGTCCGATCCGGACACGCCGACCACGTCGCCGTTCTCGTCAAGCAACTCGACCTTTGTAATAGGCTGCGACGCGATGCCCGGGGAAAACTCCGCCAGCCGCCGCCCTAAATAGGTTTTGTCCATGTTGCCCTCCTTACACAAGGATGCGCACGCCGCCAAAGGTGATGGCGCTGCCGGTTTCCGTGATGAGATAGTGGGTTTCAGCGGGCATAGAGTTGAGACCTACCAACAGCAGTTTCCCCTCGTCCGTGATGGTCCAGTTGCCCGCGTTGGCGACCGCGATACGCCCAAGCGCCTCGCGCATTGTCATATCTCCCTTGTCGTCCACCGGGTACTGCACGGGGAACGCCGCATTTAATACCGTGCGGCTGTCCACTGCCACCCCCATGCGCGCCGCGATGTCGGCGACCGCCGTCGCCGCCGGCATCGGCCAAGTCTTTGCGTCATAGCTGCTGTCGAGCCACGTCTCCTCGGCTTTGAGCATCGCATCATACCCGTGCACACTCAAAACGCCCGTGACCCGGTCGGTCTTGCGCGTGGAGAAGAAAAACACGCCCTTGGGGATCCACTCGCTCACCTGCTCGCCGAGCACCAGCCGCGCAAATACTTCAATTTTTGCCTGCCGTGGAATCGTGCCTTTTGGGTAAAACTCGACGTCGATTTGCCGCGCCGAACAGTTCCCAATGCCAAAGGTGGAATACAGTCCGCCATACACTCGTAAGCTGTTTTTTACGATGTCCGCTTGACTATATTCCACCCCCGCAATGCTTAATTTGGTTTCTACGCGATGATTCCGGTCGGCAAGCAGCGATAAGTACAAATCACTTACACTGTGCATTAGATTTCCCTCAACTGTACCGCGCCGCCCTTATACCTGCGTTTACCGTCGACAGACACAAGCGCAAACGCCGCGTCAAGATTGCTTGTCACACGCATTGTTTTTACCACGTCCGTCTTGGTATATGGGTCGGAAAATGTCACCTCAACGGTCGATGAGCGCAGCGCGTTGCAATATGCCGTCGCCTCGTCCTCCGTCATCGGAAAGAGGGAGAACGTCACGACATAGCGGTCTTTACTCCGCACCGCGTGCTCCACATCGTCCATCGTTACAATGATCTTTCCGTAGCTCACCTCGCGCTGGGCGGAGTAAGTAGATACCTTTTCGTGCACGTCAAGCGCGCCGAGCTTCAGCGTGATATCCATTTATACCCCCATTGCTCGTTGGAGCTGCCTGTTGTATTTGTATGCCGTCTCGCCGATTACTTTCCCGTCAAGCACAGACTGCACAACAATGTTGATATCGCCGCCCATGCCGACGAGGGAAGATAGCGCGCTGCGCATCTGACCGCCGAAAGATTGCTCCGCGCCGATCTGTGCCGTGCCGAAGTCCAGACCGCCAGTGATGCCGCGCTTAATGCTGTCATACTCGTTGTCCCAGCCCTCGCCAAGACCAAGCGCCATGTTCTCGCCGATTCCCGCAAACACGCGGGACGGAGAATGGATCCCGAGCTTACTCTTTACGCCTGAAACAATTCCGGAGAAAAAGTTGCCGACTTTCTCCTTGATCCAGCTGCCCATTGCCTTGATACCTTCCCACAGGCCTTTCACGATCTGCTTGCCGACATTTACGATATCGGGGAGTGAGGAAACGAAAGTTTTTACAATGGTCGCCATCATGTCAAGCACCGACCGAACGATCTGCGGCAAATTATCAGCAAGGCCGCTGACGATCGCCATCACCATCTTCATGCCCAGCTCAATGACCTGCGGCAGTTTTTCGACGGCATAGCCGACGAATTTTTCAATCATTTCAGGGCCTTTTTCCTGCACCACAATGCCGATGTTTTCAAGGATCCTCTCAACGACCGGCAAGAGGTTTTCCGCCACCGTCACGGTGCTGCCCAAAAGGTTTGTGATGAGTTCCGCCATGTCTGCGTTTTCGTCGCCCAGCCCCGTAATGAAGTTGTCATACGCCGCTTTCATCGACGCGATAGAGCCCTGAATCGTCGTGCTGGCTTCCAGCTGCGTTGTGCCCGTGATGCCCATTTCCGTTTGCACAGTATGGATAGCGTCAACGATATCTGCGTAGCTGCTGATGGTGTAATTGGTGTAATTTCCTTGCGCAGCGTTTAAGGCGTTTGCATCGTCCAAAAGGCGCTGCATTTCCTCCTTCGTGCCGCCATAGCCGAGTTTGAGGTTGTCGAGCATGGTATAGTTCTGCTTGGCAAAGCCGGAGTAAGCATTCTGGATAGATTCCATGCTGGAACCCATCTTGTTTGCGTTATCCGACATATCCGTAATGGCCAGATTCGCCTTTTCCGCCGCCGCGTCCGTGTCGTTGCCCATAGATTGCAGCAACGACGCGGAAAACGCCGTCACGGTGGTCATGTACTCATTCGCGCTCATGCCCGCCGTCTGGTATGCATTCTTGGCGTACTGCATCACGGTATCGGCAGAGGACTTAAAAAGTGTTTCCACGCCGCCGACCAGCTGTTCATATTCGCCGTAGCTTTGGATTGCTGCTTCGCCAATGTTTTTTACCGCGCCCGCAACAGCTTTCACGCCAGCAACAATGGCTTGCCCTGCAATATTCGCTTTCAGCACATCACCAAAGCTCAGCGCCTTTTCCTTGGTATCCCCAATATTTTTATCCACTTCGCTCGTGTCAACGCTGATTTTGACAAATAAATCAAGTAGATTCATGCTTCACCACCAACCCGCACCGCGCGACTACATCGGCGGTAATCTCTTCGCACGTTCTGTTGTCCTGCTTTTTCGGCTCAATTATGTCGGCGTATCGCGCCTTGATGTAGTTCCCGCCCGCGTATCGCGCCGTGTTTTCGGCTACAATGCGCAGCGCGTCCGTTACATAGATGCGGTATGCGTCGTTTCTCGCTTTTTCATTGAGCCGCACCACACAGTACCGCAGGAACGGCTTTACTTGTTTTCGCCCTCGGTATTCTCCTGCGCAGAGCCAGAGGATTTCCCGCTCTGCGCTGAGAGAAAAAGCGCGCCGAATGCTTCATCGGTCAAAAGTTCCGTCGCATCGCGCATCAGCTTGACGAGGTTCAGCGCGCCCTTGTAGCTCTCCGCGCTCACGCCCTCAATAGAGGCAAGAATGGCGATGATGTCGCCTTTGTGGCCCTTGAGCAGCGCAGGGAGCTCTTTTCGCGCCCTCTGCGTCATAAACTCTTTGGCTGTCATGCCCTCCGGAAGCTTCTCGCGCTTGAACAGAGCGGACGCCGCATTGTCCTCCGCGATGTTGGCAATCGGGTCGATGATATCCGCGATGACGTCAAAGACGCGCTCGCCCTGAATGTCGGAAAGTCTCATATCAGCCCTCCGCCGTGCCGGCCTTGATGTAAATCTCAAATGGGACTTTGCCCTGCGAGCTCATGGAATAGTGAGCCGTATACTCAAAGGCAAACTGGCCCTTGCCCTTATCCGCCGTTTGAAGCTGAAACCCGCCGGTAGACAGTGCATTCATCAGGTGGATTGCGATAAACCCGCCGTTTGCGTCTCCGTTCTTGTCGGAGTAGTCGCCTACCAGCCAAATATCCGCGAAATCCTTTTCAAGCACGTCGTTTCTCGGCGCCACTTTCGTGGTATCGCTGCCGTCAATGTCCGCAGCGCCGCACAAACTTTTCGCAAGGGCGGTATCGGCACTAACAAACGTACCGCTTGCTTTTGCCACCCACGAATCGAGCTTTTTCAGTTCTTTCGTATTTTTTGGGCAGTTGTCGATGTCCTCGCCGTAGTCCGAGTATTCCGGCGTGGCCGAGAAATTGACGCCGCCGGTCGTCGCGCCGATCTGTCCGGCCTCACCAATAGTGCCGGTTGCAGGCGTGAAGTCGGTCGTCAAAACACCGGCGTTGATTTGCAATTTCTGAAATGTATCAACAGGAATTTTGGTAAATTTCATAGTCTTTCCCTTTCATCAGTTTTGCGACAGATATTCAACGGTAAGGTTGAGATATCGCCGCTTGATGTTCTTGTCGCTCTCGTCCGCGATGTTCTGGCACCACGGGGAGCCGCGCGTGATCCACATCGCCCCGCCGTCATACGGCACGAGCACGCCGCCCATGCCGATTGCATCGGCGATCTCCTGCGCCTTTGCGTTTGGCACCGCTTCGCTCTCAGTGTAATACCAGAGGTTAACCGTCAGCGCGATTTCGCCGCTTTCCCATGATCCTGTGATCAGCTCATAGGTCAGCCACGGGAAACCCGCGTCATCCGGCACGTTGGAGGTCGGACAGGCCGGGAGGAATTGAGAAAACCACGCATGGAGCGCCTTGTCCTTTGTCATTTCGGCAGCTCCTTTCGCTCCGCGGTGAAAAATTTCAGTGCCTTAATGATTGCACCTGCAGACCTCGGCGCGGCCTTTTCCTCCGGGTTTGAGGTCACGCGATAGGTAAGCCCTGTTCCGATGTCGCGGAAATAATCGTTATACTCGATGGGGACGCTCTGATTGACAAGCGCGGAATACACCGAGGTCACACCCTCCTTTTCCGCCCTGCGGGCCTCCATCGAGGTGTCAAGCGCTTGATAGTTGAGGAATTCCGCGCCTTCGGCCCATGCGGTGATGTAGCCGCCTGCGCCGTCAGGCGTGCGCTTTTTATCCATCAGCACGCATTTGCTTGCGAAATCGTCAAGTAAACTCACGGTTCCACCCCCTTGAGCTTCCGCCAGTCATTCAATCGGCCCTTAAAAGCGCCCTGCCAGCCCGTCCCAGCGCTCGTGTCGGCATTTCCGCCGCTCGCCTTGGTGTAACTGTACCCGCCGAAGCTTTCGCTCGTGTATGGGCTTAAAACGGCTTCACCGTTCTTTTCTTCCCACGCGGCGATATCTTCGGCAAGCACAACCACGGCCTTTGGCACCGCCAGCACCCACACTGTCCCGGTAAAGGTTTCGTCCGTCAGGTCGGTCGCGGGGTATTGGTGCAGGCCATCGTTGAACACGGAGCCGCACACGCGGAAATACTGGTTATTTTGGAGAAAGGGCAGCGTAATGCTGCCATTCTCCACGGTGAACGTGCCCTCGTGAATGTCCACAAGGAACCAGTTGTTCAAGTGCCGTAAGACCTGTTCAAGCATCACGCTGCCCCCTTAATTAACCCGCAGCAGCCGCAGCAACGGTAGCCACGGCAATGCCGTCCAGATACTCAGCCCACAGCTTCATGCCCATGATGGCGTACATATCGCCGGTGGCGCGGCTGTAATCGCCGTCGACGTGAACGCCGATCAGATTGGTTTCGCCCTTAACGGTGTAGTTCAGGCCAAGCTTGGCAAAGTCGCTGTCGCTGGGGTCCACATAGTACAGGTCGATGTTCTCCACGGGCAGAGCGATCACCTTCTTGGAGGCGATGTACTTCTCAGGCAGCAGGAACAGAGTGCGGTAGCCCATGAAGTTCTCCACGTAGTTGATACCGAACATGGTCTGCACGGTGATCTCCTTGTCACCAAGGTAATCGTAAGCGTCGATGATGTTGGCAAAACCCACCACCTCGGTCACGTCCTTGTCGAGACCGGCAAACTTGTCCAGCACCTTTCCCTTTGCCATAGCAAGAGCGCGCTGCCACGTCTTCTCGGTCACCTTCAAAGTGCCGGTACCGAGAAAGGTGTAAAAGTCGGTCAGAACCTTGTTCTGCAGCGCCACGAGGAACGCCTCATCGGTCTTCTCTACGGCGACGTCAGCGCCGTACTTCGCCACGCTCTCGATCGTCACGCTTTTGGCGTACTTGGAGATGTCGATGTCGCCATAGGCAACCGGCTCCACCTTCATCTTGGTGAAGGGGATCTCGTCGCCCTCAGCCACAGTGCCGCCCTTGAGATCGCCGTCCACGCTGGCCTTGTAGGAAACCAGCTTCGTGCCGGGGGCCTTGCGGATGGGACGCATGATGCCCATGATGTTGCGCAGCGCGTCCCAGTTATCAGCAAAGCGGGACACGAAATCCACCTCACGGGCGGAAGTGGTAAACTGTGCAGAAGTTGTTGCGTTAGTTTTCGCAGCCATAAATAGCTCCTTTCAAAAATCAGTTGTTTTCGCTTGCCATCAGATCGGCAAGCGCTTTCTGGCGCTCCGCCGTAGACATCACATAGCGGCCCTTGTCGTCCTTCTTGTAGATGTCCTCGCGGGTCTTCGCGCCGCCGGTATTCGCCGGGGGATTGGCGGGATTCGCGCCGTGCGTCTGCGTGGTGGAGACAAGTCCCTTGTAGGTGCCGTCCACGAGTGCATCAAGGGCCTTGGTGTCCTTGATTTTCTCGCCGTCCAGCTCCAATGCGGCCATTTCCTCGCCGCAGCCACGCATGGCAAGGTCGAGATTCGCGCCGGTGATGTTTTTGCTCTCAAAGTAAGCCCGGACGGCCTTTTCCTTTGCCGCCTTACTCTCCTTTGCCGTGATGTCGGTCTTAAAGGCTTCAAAGGCCGAGTGTTCCTTCTCGTACTTTTCCTTATAGCCGCCGTCACCCGCTGCCTTGATGTCGTCCAATTCCTTCTGGACGCTGGGCAGCTTCTCCGCGTCCGCCTTGTACTTCGTGAGATCGTCCTTGAGGGGGTCGACCACGCCCAGATGCAGCGCAACCAAGCGATTCTCGATCTCTTCGGTGCAAGCCTCGCCGAGAATATTCCTGATTTCCGCTCTCGTAAATTTCGCCATGTTATTCGTTCTCCTTTTCCTTGGCCCCAATTCTTCGGGGGCGAACGTTGTATAAAAACCGCTGTACCTCGCGGGTTTTACCTAAAACAAAAGAGCCAACCACCGAGAAAAACTCGGTCGCTGGCTCCTATTGCCCTTTCCCGCGCCCTATTACGCGGAAGTTGAATATTTGATTGTCTTTTTTACCTCTAATACGATATACCCGTCGCCCTTGCGCCGGATCTCCGCGTCATTGCCGCGCCGTATAATGGCCTCGATGGCCTTGATGGTCTCGTTATCCATTTTTCAGCTCGCTTTCCAGAATGTCCCGATACTGTCCCACATGGTCGGCGGCAGCAGGTTTCAGAAATGGTTTTGCCTTGTTGCCTCGTGTGTAATGCCAGTTGCCCTTTGCGTCTTGGTACACCCACGGCGTAGGCCGACCGCCTCCGCCTTCGGCGTATTTGCCGGTGCCAAGCTCAACGTACGCGGCGTAAGAATTGTTCGACCCGATGATCGCCGCCGGTTCCTGCTCGTCTACCACATGGGTAATGCTATTGCGCAGATTGCCGGTGTCAACGGGGCACAGCTTTTTCGCATATCCCTCTGCCACCAGCCCGCACTTTTCCAGCCCCCGCAACAGCGCCGCCTTGATTTCATCAGAAACCTCCGCGCTGTGGTCTTGAATTTCAACGCTCATCGTTGCAAATACCCCTCTCCGCGTTTCTGTCGCTCCCATTGTGCAAATGTCATGTCAGGCAATGGGCCGTATTTGTCGCGTCTCAGCCCGTCCGATGTATCTACGCCGTCAACCTCGACCACCATCGTGCAGCGGCAGTTATACACAAGGTACCCGGGTGCGGAAGTATCGCCGGGGAACATGATCTCATCGCCTTCGACCTTGAACGGCTTGTCAATATCCACCGTCTGACCGTCCAGCATGGCATGAGAGTGGCGTGTACGCGCGTCCAGCGTAGCCAGCCAACATTTTTTGAGCTTGACGCCCATCTTTTCCGCTGCCGTATAGCTGTCCATGCGTCCGGCGTTCTGCGCGCCGGTCACGGCGGTTCTGGCCGTGCGAATTGCGGAATCTCGGCTCATGGTGGTAATGCGCTTTTGCAGATCGTCCGCCATGTGCTTAATGCTTTTCCCCTGCAATATAGAACTTGTGACGCTTGCCGTGATCTGCTTCTTGCCATACGCAAGGTCTATACCGCGCTTTAAGGCGCGTTTTGGCGGGTAATACGGCATTAAATCGGGTTGCTCTACTATAAGCCGTTTGACCGTCTGCTCGTCCCACAGGTCAAAGCCGACGTTGCCCGCGACCTGCTCGATGGTATAGGCCGAATAGTTGCGGTTAAGGGAGTAGATACCTGGCGTTGCATCGTTGGTGTAGGACACCGCCACAGCGTTTGCGTCGGTCACGCGGTGCGCTACCTTGTCGCGCATGGCCTGATAGCGTTCCCCGCGCCCGATCTGATTGAGCCGCCATTGCTTATAGTCGGCCTCCGTCCATTCCTTACCGTTCTGCACGGTGCCAATCAGCGCTTTCATTTCCTCGTCGCGCTTTTTGAATTGCTCAAAATATGCGTCGATGGTAGCTTGCAGTTCTTCCCCCGCCTCGCGGTATAGCGTTGCAATACGACGTTCCAGCTTTTCAAGCTTTGCGTCTGTCAACTTGTGGCCGAGGTCTTCGTTTGGCATTTCTGCCTCCGTTTCACAATTTCATCATAGTGTGGCTTTACGCGAATCACATTCCAGTCGCATTCTTCCGGCACTTTCCCGTAGAATATCACCCATTCCGGTGAAAGCCGTTTCATCATTTCCTCGTAACCGCGCAGAAACAGCCGCTTGCTTTCATTGTTCTGCTGTGTGCCTACCGAACTAACCGCAACAATTCCGCCGACAGGCTCGCCATCAAAGCACCAATCGTAACTGCTCTCATTGCTCCATGAGATTGAGGGATAGACCGTCATGCCATGCATTTGCCAGTATGCCGCCAACCAGTGCTTGCGATAGTGGTTATATATCTGCATCGCCAGCGGCATATCTGTATATGTAGAGAAGTCCGGCGCGCAAACCGCCGCAAACTGCGACAGTTGCAAAATGTACTTGTCAGGCGTGTTCCAATACCGAATGAATTGATAATCGTCCACGAAGAAATGCACGATCTTGCTTTTCGTGTCTTTCGCGGTGTAATGGTAATTCACGGGGATAAACTCTCCCTGCGGATACGCCTTGACCGGCTCGATCTGCGGAATGTCGTACTTTCCAACGCCGGGGAATGTGAACTTTTCGAGATTTTCAAAGTTAATCATACCGGGCGCCATGTGCCGCTACGCTTGTTAGCTCTGCGGTATTTCTTCCCGTTTACTGTAACTTCCAATGCTCCGGATTTCTGCGCGGCCACAAAAGCATTAGATAACGCCTTGTTTTCTGCCGCTTTTTTGTTTTTGCTGGATTGATCGCGCAACCTTCGTATATAGCTATCCATCTCGCCGCGCGCTTTTGCGGCTCTATCTGCGGCGCTTCCTGTTTTCTGCGCCGTTGTCAGGCGCGCAGGCCCGCTTGCATAAGGATTGACTGCTCCTGCCGCCGTTTTTAGTGCTGTTGTTGCGAGAGTTGCCATCTGCTTTACTGCGTCTTTCTTTTCAGCGTCAGACAATTCAAGCCCGTTGATTTCAGCGGCGTTGCGCTCAAATGTGCGCCTGATAATATCGCCCATATCGGTTACGGATGCCGCATTTGCTCGGTCAATGTCCTGCTGCGACAAAAACCGGGCAAGGCTCATACCGCGACCACGCCCAGGTTCTCCGGCTCCAATGCCGCCACCGGCTCCGCCTCTACCTCCCATCACTCTACCTCCGTTCCAAATGCCCCGTTTTCATTCGCAAAACTCCGGTCAATCTCTTCTGCAGACTTCCGCTTCGCCATGTCCTTGTACTGGTCAATGTCGCCGTTGATGGTCAGCAGCTTCTTTATACAGCTTTGCGATGCGCTGTTCCAGCTTTGCAAGCTCGGCATCTGTCATTTTGTGGGCGTAATCAGATTTTTTCACGGGTGTAAAGCTCCCATTTGCAATCAGCTGGAAGTCTCCCGGAAATTTCAAAATGGTCAAGCCGTTTCAGTTCTTTTTCCGGGATGTTGTCATCCGCGTAAACCGGAGTAATGGTAAAATCCATCGGTTTTATTCCGTCAATGCGGATGGAATATTCCTTATTCTGTTCCATTCGGCTCATTTCTCTCCATAGGTGTAACGAAATCGGGATTTTTGGTTCTGTCAATCTCCTCTGCCGCCTTTCGATCCATCAATTCCTCGTACTGGTCAATGTCGCCGTTGATGGTCAGCAGTTTTTTTGTGATGTATTCGTCATCGTAATACGCCGCGCCCAGAAGGATATTCTGCGTTTCCTCGCTCTTGTTGACAATCTGATTGCGCGTGTAGCTCGGCTGATCCTCAATGCCTGCCAAACGCAGAATTTCCACGATAAAACGCGTGACCTCGGATTCAAACTTGTCCGTTTTCAGATCCAGCGGCACATAGCTGGCCTTAATTGCCGTCGCCGTCTGGTTGCCGGCAGATACCGCCGCAGCGTCAAAGCACTGGAAATCTTCGTACAGCTTTTTCTTGAGCATATCAATGGTGCTGCTCGTGCCCTCATAGGGAGCCTCGATGGTCTTACTCTCCACCTTTGCGCCGTCGTCGCCGTTGGCGTGGGCAACATGGGTGGTTTTCAAGCGCTCCACGAATTTCGCATCGTCCAGATCGTCCATGCCGTTGCAGTTGGACAGCACCCAATAGATCAGATTGCCCTCGTCCACGTTGTTGACCATGTTCGAGGACGCAAGATCGAGCGCGTCGATGGTGTTGCGCTTTCCGGCAATTTCGGATAGGCACCGCTTGTTGTTTTTCAGCGGCACGATGGGGAAACTCGGATAATTCCCGCCGTCGTAGATTTCGGTTTCGCCTACCTCGGCCTTGCGGATAACGAGCTTGTAGCTGCGCTTTTCCTGCAATACGCTCATATCTTTGTTCTTCGGCTGGAAATACTCGGTAAAGCCGTCGATCTCGTACAGCGTCGCTCTCAGGGGCTTATCCTGTGCCACCTGCCAAAACCGGATACCGGCTTTCATTGCACCGTCTTCCTCATCGTAAAGGGGAACGAACTCAAGCAGGGAGAACACGCGCAAATGCGTCAGATCCCAGAAGCCGAAGGACACGCCCGCGATTTTCGCCTCACGCGCTGCATCCATGACTTCCTGGTCGAAGTCCGGGCATAGCTTGTTCGGCGTTTCCTTCTCCGAAAAGGTCACGCCGTTGCCCAGCAGATATGAAACCTCCTGATCGACGGCCATGCCGAAAAACCGGCTTGCAAGCTTATGGTTTGCTGTCCACATATCCGTGTGGCTGCGCCCCTGCATATCATAGATGATCTTTTCATAGCGGTTGATGGTCGGATTCAGGCCGTCATAGTACGCCTCCGCATCCACCGCCGTTTTATACGCCGTGCTCTCGCGGTGCTCATTGATCGTGCTGCGGACAAACTCAATGCGCGCCTGCTCGTTTTCACCGACCGCCACAAGGTCATTATATGTTTTGATAGCCGCTCACCGTCCTATCTGTTCCAAAGTGGTGTATACTCGCGCCGATACGCCTTGTTCTTCAGGACCGTATAAGCAAAATACCGTGTTTCATCCATCGCGTGGTCATTTTCCTTGATTGGCCTGTCATCGGCGGATTTTTCGTCCCACCGATACAGTCCAAACTCCCGAATGCAGTCTTTGCAGCCGCGATGCACCTTGAGAATGCCGTCCTGCAAAAAACGTGCCGTAGTCATAATACCGTTGGTTACGTCGTTGTTGGCCTTTCGCACCATATAACCACGCCGCCGCAAAACCTCGATAAACGAGGCGGCAGACGGGTCAACGATGATGCTTTTAACGTTTGCCTCGCCGATGAGCTTTTTAATTTCGTCGGCGTATTCCTCGTCCGTCTTGTTCTTCTGGTTCTCGCGCCCGGAATAGTAATACTCGCGGATGCGCGTGGCCGTCTTGCCATCCCATCGCCACAGCCCTGCGGAAAACGGGTTAAGTGTGCCGTAGTCGCAGGACACATAGTATTCTCCCTTTTCCGGCAGCTCGTCCACAATGCAGCTCTCGTCAAACATGGGGTAGATCAGGCCCTCGGCCACTACCCACAAGCCGCGAATGTATCGGTCGTAGAACACGCCGGAAAACATTGCCTGATAGCGTTCCAGCGTCTTTTGAGATAAGCCGGGGTTGTCCGTCATTTCAAAATGCAGATACAGCGCGTTTCGCTCCTTGTTCCGCTGTATCCACTCTGTATAAAACCAGTGCTGCGGACTTCCCGGGTTGCAGGAAAACCACAGCTTTGCCCCGTCTACCGAGCAGCGAGTCAATGCCTGTTCCACGAACGAACGCGGCATCAGCACCACCTCGTCCAGCAGCACACCCGCCAGGGTGCGGCCTTGAATCAGCGTATAGCTGGACTCGTCCTTACCGCCGAACACCTCAAAGTAGTTTGTCACGGCTCCGCGCCGCACTTCCATCACCTTGTCGCCACGCCGCCAGCGAATGATATAGCGCTCTTTGGCAAGGCTCATCGCCGTAAACGGCACGATGATGTTCTTGGTGCAGCTATCAACCGTGCGGCCACATACGCCGAAGCGCTGACCGCTGAAATTCTCCATCGCCCAGCGGACAAACGCCCACATCATAATGGAGGTCTTGCCGGAACGCACAGCGCCGTCACAGATCAGCGCGTCATACTTGGAATAGGGGAAAGCGAGGATTTTTGCTTGCTTTGGGCTAATCATCGCTCTCAAGCTCCTTTGCCATTTCCTTTAGGCTCTGACTAAGCGCGTCTTCCCTCACCATGTCGGCAGGACTTCCACCGATCATCGCCCACTTGTCAATCAGCGTCCCCATCGCCGTTGTGATCTGGCTGAGATTTGCCGCCGCCAGCTTTTTCGGGTCGTTGAGCATTTCAAGCCCCTTTCCGATGAACGAACACACAAGGTCTTTGTGGTCGTTCATGTACTCCATCACATCGGCGGTGTTCTCTTCCTTTTTTTGCTCACACTTTTTCACAATGTCGGCATTCGCCCGCACAAGGTTCTTAACGGTCGTTGCAGACACGCCGTTGATTTTCGCTGTGGCGCAATAGTTGTTTGTCTGCACATAGTCCGCCAGTATTTTCTTTTTCTGCCGGTCTGTCAGACGCGCAGCCATGTTATCACCTCGTCGCTCTCGCGCGCAAAATGTCGCTCTCTCTCTTTTCTTTTGGGGGATTATAGGGGGTAAGATAATACGGGGGTTGCAAGGGGGAGAAGAAGAGAGGGGGAGACAAGGGGGCTTTTCTTTTCTCTCTCTGAGCTATGCGATGTAAACATTTTGCTTGCAATTACTTACATTTGCTTTGCTTCTGCTTACATTCCTTGCGTTAATTGCTGTCGTGCTGCGGTCTAATTCCATCCGCCCGTTACAGTTTATTACCGCTTTGATACGCCGATAAGCGTTGTCAAATTATTTTTTTGCTACCAGCCCCCGCCCCTTGGCCTTACATAGCAGACTTTACCCGCCCCGAAGGGCTACAACGCCGCACTCTCAGGGCAGCGGCTCTCCTCTTTTGAAGCGGCGAGGCGGTATCGAGCCGCCACACGTCCGCAATGTTGCCTATAGCCATTGCTTTCGCTTCTGCTTCTGCACGCCGCATATTATGTCAGCTTCCCGCTTAGATTGTCACGTCACCGATTGCTGCTTTACAAGTGCAGCACCATTACGCTGAGGCGTTTCCCTCCCACGGTGCAGTTTTCAGCGAGCATTGTCATTTCCATGTGAGCCATGCCGCACGGTCTCACATTGTCCGGGCGCGACCCGGCCTCTGGTACGACATTGCAGTCCTGCCCTGCTTTAGCGCTTCGGGGAAAGTCCCCGTCACTCGCTGTGGTCTCCCCTTACGGGGCCCCTATGCCGTATATCTCCGCAACGAGCCGGTCGGCGCTCCGGCATCTCCAACAGCATGAGTATTTGCGGTCTCACGTTCGGGCGGCAGCTGCCTGTTCTGCCCTTCGTTGCGGTGCTGCCGTCTAAAACTGCTATCACCATGCGCAATCACAGTGACGTGCTCGAACTCCGGTAGCATAGTAGTTTGTGGGAATGTCCCCGCTGGGCCACATCGCTGAGAGGTGCGCGGGGTCCTGTGCCGCATGAGAGGTGCAACCTCTCGGCCCTGATCGTGGGCTGCATCGTGCGTGCGGCATGTTGCGGGGACGGTGTGAAAAGATGAAAAGCACCGCGCCCCGCTATGGCGCAGGAGGTAAACGCCATAAATGAGAGAACCGCAAGGGCTTTTACACCTCTGCGGTTCGATTTTCTCATGATTGCAATACCCTGACTCACTTATAAGTGAGTTTTGCAAAATATTTTATAAACTTTTTGGGTAGTCCGAACGTCCAAGCAGATAATCAATCGACACGCCGAAATAATCCGCGATGCTTATTAGCGCGTCCATTGATGGTTTTTGCGCCCCCATCTCATACCGCTTGATGGTATTGCGATTCAGCCCGCACAGCTCGGACAGCACGCAGCGCTTTAGCTGCTGGCGTTCGCGTAACCTCCGCAGCCGATCAGGAAACGTGCTCATTCCCCTCACCACCGAGCTTTCTCTTCACCCACACCCACAGGTTCCGCCACGGGTGGGCTTCTGCATAATGTGCGCGCTGCTCGGCATTGCTCCATTGCTGATGCATATAATCGCGTTCGTCTTCAACCTGACGACAGCCAACTGTCAGCCTCGATACCTCCGCGTTTGCCCGCCCAAGCGCCGCCTCAGTGTCAGCGAGTTTGTTTCGCAGGCCGTCATTTTCCGAATTGACCCTTTGCAGCTCTTTGCTCACTGCCTCCGCGGTATCGTTGGCGTTCTTGAGCTGAACTCGTAGTATATCCGCATCCGCTTTCAGATTTGCAATCTCGTTTGCCTTGTTGATGGTCTCGCCGTTCATCTGGCTGATCTGCTCGGTCAGCGCGGCATTTACGCGCTTTAATTCCTGCACTTCCGCCTGCGCTTCCTCCACCATCTTTGCCATCTGGTCTTTGGTGTACTTCTTTACGTTGATGCTCATTCGGCCACCGCTTCCCCGACGATCATCCAGTCATCAGCCAGCATGTCGGCCTGCGAAGCCAGCCAGCCGAGTTGCACGCCGGACGTACCGATGAAGGCGAGCGCCTTGTTGCCGATGGCCTCGTGCTTAGCATTGATTACCTCGTGCGCAGCGTTTTCGTAGCTGATGCGCTCCGCAAGCTCAACGTGCTGGTTCTTACCGTTCCAGCCGCGGCGGGCGACCTTCAGTCCTTTCTTCGCCGCCTCGATAGCAAGTCCAAAGCTCAGCCCGTCAGTCGGGCGATACGCCTCTTCGAAGACCTTCTTCGGGCTGAAAGATTCATAGCCATCAGGATAGCGGACTTTGTAGCCGTCTTCCTCGGGTTCCATGCTTCTCGGGATGGGCTGGGTCTTCTCATAGACCTTGCCGCCCTTGCGGATAGCCGGTGCCGCCTCGATAAGTTTCGTTCCAATGTACTTTTTCATAGCAAAATTCCTTTCTTTTTCGCCCGCAGGCGTTATTTCATTCGTAATTGTTCTTCCCGCCCCCGGTCGCTTACGATGCTCACGACCTTCACGTCGCCGTATCGCTCAATGTCCATGGCGATGCGCTCCTTGATGCCCTGCGCGTCAGCGGCAGGGACGTTGGCTTTAATCGTGATCATCAGCATGGAGTGCCCCCCCTCTCTATCTCAAGCGCACGTTCGCGCAAGTCCCCAAATCCATACTCGTCTTGCCATCCTAACTCAGAAGACGCTTTCTGACAGCTCTCGCACAGATAGCACGTCCACGGCGTCCCATCGAAAACGCAACTGCGCTCCATCATAGCCCCTTGCTCGAATTTGCGCCCGCAACCGAAGCACACATGAGCCGCCCGCGTTTTAACAACCTTTCGACCAACAACGTCCATGCGTTACCCCTCCTTGGGAGCTTTTTCGATCAAGCCAAGTAAGCCGTTCCAACCAGCACAATACGCCGCGGGGAGAACATCTTTGCTGCACCGGCCCACGCCCAATTCATCGACGTCAATCAGCCTCATGGTCAGCACCTCCGTCCATCTTTGCACCGCAATGGCAATACGGCTGTCGTCTACTCTCTACTCTGCCGCAACGTGAGCATCGGTAGTATCGTTCCGGCATGATGTGGTCACCGTCCAAGAATGAGATCCACCGCCCATGCACCACCGGCGCAACGTCAGCGGCGGGAATACTGTAAAAGTCCTCCGCTAAATCGTTATAGGCGTCTGCCTCTTTTAGCGTCATCGGGCATATCTCAAGCATTTTTCATCGCCTCCAATGCTTTCTCCGCCTTTTCGGAAGTGTTCAGCCATGCTAAAATATCCGAATAGTCCTCCGAAAACTCTAACTCGTCCTCAAACCCGAGATTTTTGTACATTAACCTACAAAAATTTTTCTGGTTGTCGTATAACAGTTTCGCTAACTGCTGATTTGTCGCGGCTCGTATACGGTTTGCATTGGTCAACGCTTTGTTAGAGGGCAGCACCACCAGACGCCCGTCCTTGTCGGCCTCGGCCAGCTCGCGCAGGCGGGTATAGCTGCAAAGGCTTTCCAAATCAGCAAGGCGCATGAGCTTCAACGCGATCTCGTCTGCCTTGTCCTTCGGTAGAACTTCCTCCGGCGCACACTCTCTGTCCTCGTAGGCGGCGAGGCGATCCTTGAGGCGATTGCGGCAGTACAGCGCGGTGCAATCAACCATCGGCTTACCATGCTTACCCGTCCAATCCGCTTCACACTTCTGGCAGTCCATCATTGCCTGTCCATCGGTGTCGCGCTGCGTCAATCGTTCCATCACTCCACCTCCTGCATCCAGAACTCGCGGAGGCAGTCAGAACACGCGCGTTTCATAGTTGAGCAGTTACCTCGGGCATTCCTGTGCGACGCAGAAATCAAGCAGGGATATATTTGCAACACACCATCATCTCCGATGCGTGCCTCCGGGTACTGCTCCAGCAACGCGCTCTGACGTGTCTTGCGTGGATTCATTTTTGCCCATTCTTCAACCTCGGCCACAACTTCCTCCGGTGAATCCGTCTCTCTGCCAACGCAGGGATAAATAAAACGGTTCTTCATCGCTCCCTTTTCATCCATGCGTCTCAACTGCTTAACAAATTCAATAGCGTCCATACTTACCTCCCTAAAATTTAAAGCGCTCTCTGAGCTTATTCCCATTGATCTCCGCCTCCGCCGTAAAGTAGCGGTGCGCCTCGTTGATGTAGACGACGCGCCCGTGCGCAGTCGTCTCTTTCGTGGTAACGCTCATAATGCCGGTACTGCCCTCAAAGGCGGCAGGCTTCCAGCTGAATGGTTCTCCGATGTACATCTATCATTCCTCCCTAATGTCTCCGCCCCATTGCTCCGCCATTGCTCTGGCGATGCCGGGGAAGGTCTTTGCGCGGTTTTTCGCTCTATCCGTGGTAAACATGCCTTTATGCTGTTTCCCATGCTTATGGCTGTAACTGCCACTCGGACACCATGTTGCTGTCGGCTCAACGATGTTTGTCGGCTCCAGCGGTGGTAAATTTCTCAACCATAAGCACGTTCTTTTTGTGTACGGATGTCCAAATTGATATGGCTGGATAATTTGTGAGTATTCCGGCATTACAAAAAGCTTGCTCGGTACAGGATTCTCAACCGCCACAAGTGGGATATCCGCCCGATAAAACTCCATGAAAAAGTCGCGTGCTTTTATCCCAAGCATAACCCTGTCCGGTTGCAGTTGATGCCCTTTCCACAAGTGCCGCGCGCCTGCATTGCTGAGATATGTGCACGGCGGGTGTGCAATCAGCAAATCCCAAGTAACAATATGCGTTTCACCGTCCATTGTGGTTATAACACCAATAGGTCTATTGACAACGTCCACGGCATCGCCTAAGATGTGCCACTCCGGATGCCCGCCGGACGGCTCCTGAATGTCGCAAGAATACGCCTCGTGCCCCAGCGCACGGAACGCCTTACACACTTCTTGCGATTCCTCGCAGGCAACTAAAACCTTCATGCTCAATACCTCACTCCGATGTAATCCAGCACCCGGCCATAGCCGAGGCCCTTTTCATTGGGCTTCCATAACCCGTCAGCAGGATCGTAAGCCCCACCGCCGATGCAGAATTCATAATGCTTCGGGTGCGTGTGCTTCATGCGCTCAAAACGATTCTCGCCTTTTTCGAGGTGTGCACCGAACGCGCAGAACATGCACCCCGTGCGCTGGCATCCCGTGCAATGCAGCTTGCAGTCGATCAGCGTTTCCGCATAGTCGTTATCGCCGTCGCTGGCCACGATGTCGCCGTAGACACTTGCGATAGGTAGCTCTCGGTCTACGATGAATCTCAGCACGTCCTGCTCCGTCCAAAAGCTCATGGGCTTGCCTGCTGGGTGTTTCCCTTCAAAGGCATTGCACCCAGTTTTTAACCACACCTTCGTTCTTAACCGACTTTCCTGCGCCATTGTAGCCATAGTAGGGACACGCTGCGTTTTTCTCGCATAGCCGTTCATGGGCTGCTTTTTCATTACCGCGCAGCATCTTGACGATATTGCGAATGGTGCGAATAAAAGATACTCCCACTTTTGACAGTTAAAATCGCTTGGAGTTCCGTTACTCCTCAAGTATTCCCCCCGTAGTCGAGCCGCAGAACGCCCGTCCGGCTTTACCCGCGCTTCTTCGACATACGCGGCCACCTCTTTGCTCACGATGCTGTACCCGTACTTCGTCACCACCTGCCGAATGTTCATCTTCGGACGTAGGCGAGTAAGGTTGATCGTCACGCGAGGAAACTTCTTCCGCAGCCAGTCCGTATATTCGTTTACGAACTTCTGAATTTCCGGGTATTCCAGCCCTGTGTTCACAAACACCAGATCCAACCCCCACGGCGGTGCCCTGAAACTCGATAGGTAACGCGCCGCCAAGTATGCCAGCACGGTGCTATCCTTGCCACCGGAGAACGACACATAGCACTTTCCGTCCCACGCGGTGTACCACTGGTCGAGCTTTTCGTAGGTTAGGATTTCTTTGTCTTGCAGATCGAGGGCTAACAGTTTCTTTGCCGCCTCTTTCGGAATCGGCTGATTGCTATACCCTTCCACGGTGTCCCTCGCATTCTGCAAACAGCTCACGGAATGTCTTCCCCGTCAAATCTTCCAGCGCGAGCAGTCCTCTGATGGTCGCATCAACGTCGCCCTTGATGAAGCGCGAAATGTTTGACTGGTGAATGCCCGTCGCCGCGCCGAGTGTCGTTTGGTTGTAGTCGGTCTTTTCAAGCGCCGCCTTGAGCGCCGGATACACGCAGCGCTCCCACGGGGTCTTGCTCATGACAAATCGGCTCATGTCATTCCCCTCCTAACAGCTCTCCGATGGAAACGTCCAGCGCTTCGGCGAGATAGAGATACGTCGTGACTATACCGTACCGCTCGCCACGCTCGATGGATGAAATCGTGCTGTCCGCGACGCCGGACTTTTCCGCAAGCTCTGTTTGGTTCATCCCGCGCATCAGGCGCAGGGCTTTCACCCTCTCGCCAATGCGTTCCTCGGTCGGAATGCCGGTTTTCACCTTGTCATCCTCCCGCAAAAAATCGAGCAGGTTGATGCCGACGGCGCGGCAAATCCGCTCGCACAGCGGGATAGTCGGCATGATACGCGCCAGCTCGTAGTTGCATAGCTGGCCCTGCTCGATGCCGCACACGTCGGCAAATTTCGCCTGACTTAGTCTCATTGCAGTTCTCAACCCGCGGATTCGCTCCGCAGTATCTTTTGCATTCATCTTTTTCGCTCCCTCATTTCAGTCGTTGATAGCGCCGCGTCTTGAAATGGCGCGCGCTCAAGTAATCGTCTTTCTCCTGCGCTTCCCGCTGCTCTTCCTTCCGGACAGCTCGGTGCTTTGCGATATCTGCCGCGTAGTATGGGCAATGGTCTTGGCAGCCGGGATAGCGCACGGGTGGCAGGCAGAAGTGGCAGTGCTCAAAGCTCATGGTCGACCTCCACGCTGCTGATCGTCACCACCGTAAGCGGCTCACCGTCCGTGTAAAACTTCCTCCCGCAAACGCTAAACACGGCAGAATCGTCCTTATAGGCATATCCGTTGAGCGCGTCCAATACCGCCTTGATGATGTTGTCGATATCGCCGCGCTTAAGGTACGGGGTTAAATGCAATCCATCCCTTTCCCTCTTCGGTGTTCCAGATGGGATGGGAAAATAAGCGTTAACCATGACATCCAGCGCTTCTCCGTCCTCAAATGGCTTTTCCCCCGTCTTAAGCCACGCTGTGCGAACTGCAGCCTCGAAAATCTGCGTGCTTTTTGGGGTGTATGTCCCATGCCGCGTAACACGCGGTCTGCCCTTCGGCACGGGTCTTCCATCCACGGTAAATAAAACTACTCGCTCCATGCGTCACCCTCCCATTTCGGCGGCAGCCGCTTCCCACGTCAGCCCGTGTTCTCTCGCATAACGCGATACACTCGGCATGAATTCCTCCTGTTCGGCTATCCTCTCGATGTATGGCTTCATCCACGCTACCGAGACGCGCGGGGAAACTGCGCCCCTGATTTTTGCCAGCACTTGGCCGACTTTCGGGGGAAATCCCTTCGCATCCTCGGCAATCAGCGCATTCACCGCGTCCATCGCCTCGGCAGGGTCTTCACTGCCCAGCATGTCCGACCAGAGGGAAACCAGCTCTTCGGCTTCTGCGCGGGTCATCTTGGCATAGGCCTGCGGATAAGCCTGTTTTAACCGCCCTAAAAGGCCAAGTACGTCAGCTCTTTCCACGGTTCTTTTCCTCCTCCAGCATCTCGGCGAATACATCGCCGCCGACAAACGGCCTATTCTGCGGTGCTTTGCCGCCCTTGTTCTGCTCTTCGGCGAGCCAATTAGTAATGAAACGCTTAACCCCCCCGCGCGTCTTTCGCTTGGTAGGGTTTGCATCGCACCACCCCGCCATGTGTCTGAGCTGTTGTAGAACGTCAACGTTCGGATAGAGCTGCGACCATTTGGCCCTGTCGTTCTCCGACACGTCGAAAAAAGTCCCGTCATTCAGCGGCAAAGAAATCACCGGCGGCGCGTCAGCCGCTTGCGGCTCAGCGCAATATTCTCCCTTGCTATCGTTAGATAGCTGGATATTGGTTTCGGTATTGGTATCGGTATTGGTTTCGGTATTGCCATTTTTGCCATTGGCAGGCATGGCTTTGCTATTTTTGCCATTAGCAAAAATGCGTTTGCCATTTTGCCATCTTGCGGCAGCCCCAGCCTTGCCAGCTTCGCTCCTCGTTGTAGCAATATCGTCATAGTTTGCCTTAAAGCGGTCTTCCTGCGCCATCATGCGTTTGACAAAGAATCTCTCATTGCCACAAAGCGCTATCTGCTCTCCCGTCATGCTGTAAACCAGCAACGCCCGCGTTAGCCGACCGAACTCTGCATCGTTGAGCGCATCCATCTCCTCTAAATAGTCATAGGGGAGTGCTGCATAGTTTCTTGCCATGCCTCCACCGCCTTAAAACGGTAGATCGCCGTCGTCCTCACTGATCACCGCAAAGTCGCCTGCGGCGCTCTCTACGGTGAAATGCGGCTCGGTAGCATCGTTGCGCTTGCTGTCGCCGAAATAGATATTGTCGGAAATAATCTCGGCGTTGCGGCGGTTGTTGCCATCCTTGTCCGTCCAGTCGCGAACGGTGAGCTTTCCCTCGACCACGACCATGCGGCCCTTGCTCAAATACTGGCAAGCAAACTCTGCCTGCTGCCGCCACGCCACCACATCGAGGAAATAGGTTTTCTTTTCGCCGGTTGCCTTACTCTTGAAATCGTCATCGACGGCAACGGTGAAGCTCGTGACCGCCGTACCGTCCTGCGTGCGGCGCAGTTCCAGATCGCGCGTAATGCGCCCCATGATGCAAATTCTGTTCAGCATGATTCTTCCTCCAAATAGTTTTTCTTAAATACCGCCATGAACGTGTCATGGCCATAAAGTTCTTCGAAACGCTTCTGACACTCGCGTTTCAGCCGCATATCCAGTTCGTGACCGTCTTTCCCGTGCACGCCGTAGTCAGCCATATTGTGCCAGTCAGCACGCAACCACACCCAGCAGCCCCAAATATCGGACAGCTGACGGCGACCGCCGCCGTAAATGTGATGCCGTGCAAGGTTTGTCGAGAATCCTGAGATATAACATTCTCTCTTGTCCTGCATGATGCTTTTAGTCATCTGCCCCATTCCTCCTTTAGTGCGTCAAGCTGTTGCGGGGTCAATGTCTCAATGCCCAGCTCCTTGCAGTCCTGCACGATGTTGTCAATCAGGCGTGACATTTGCTTTGTGTCAAAGGTGGACGAGCCGTAATACAAGACCACGTTCTTGCAGCCGTCAATTTTGCTGTCCTTCACTTCCGTCTGCCATCCGATACCATTCTTGTTCCAGCCGTCGCATAGCTTCTGCACGGCTTTCTCGCGCACGCAGACTGTTTCTGTGTTGCCGCCAACGTCCCTGACTTCTCGGCGGTAAATCTCACTCTTGGGCGTTCCTGTGGCTTCTGCAAGCTTGTCCAGCAACACCCATGAGTAAGCATTGGCATCGAGGCTCCGTTTCTCACGGTGCTTTTTGACGGTCACGTCAACGTCTACCTCGTGCAGCTCGTCATACAGTGTGCCGACGTTCTCCCGCGTAGCGATGGTGAGTAAATACCTACCATCGCGCGCAAGGGATAAATCATGAAGCCGGGCTTTCATTCGCTTTTCTCCTCGCCATCATGCACGACCAACAGAGCGGCGCTTTATAGGTATTTATCGCGTTCTCCGCAATCTCGGCAACGGAATATAACTTGCCGCCGTGCGTCACCGGGTAGATAGGCATTCCGCAGTCCTTGCAAGTATTTTTCTTGACCTCTCGCTTGTACTGCGCGTTAAATGCGGCCATCTCTTCCTTGGTCGGTTTCTTATCCTGCTTGGGCGCGTTTTCTGCTTTCACATCGTTTTGGGTTCTGGTGTCATCAACTGGGTCGCGGAATGTATCGCTTTCTGCTTCGCTATAAATGCCGGAATACGCCAGCTTTGAGAGTTTCAAAACAACGCGGTCAAACATTCGCTTAAATGCCATCGCATAAGGGTAATCGTTCTTGCAGTTTTTCTGCGTGACTTCGCCCACCTCATATAACCCCTGATCTTTATCGCAATAAGTAAACACCAGCGCGCCGCCGTATCCGCATTTGTCCTCGGTAACAGCCATCGGGTTAAACGGTTTTTCCAACTTATCGTTGATTTTCAAGCAGCCGTTGTGAGAGATAATCAGACCCGTGTACCCCATCTTGCCGCTTTTCGTCTCGTTCATAAGTATCCAGAAGTCTGCGGGGGATAGTCCATACTTCCCACTTTCGATGATCTCGCAAGCCTTTTTCTTGCTCTCTTTGTACTTATCGGATTGCCAAACTGGGATTTTCTTCCCTTGCTTTTGGCTGTATTCCTCTACGTTCTCGCCAAAGTTGTACTCCATCACTTCACCCCCATGCTCATGCCCTGTACAAGCGTCGCCCCGTCGATTTCGGCGCCGCTTTTCAGCAACGGGGCAAGGTCAGTCTTGCTCACCGTGGGGGCGTTGTAAGTAACCTCGCCGTCGTGACCGTTGGCGAGCATCCACGCCACCACCGCGCCCATGTCGGAGACCTCCACACTGGTGGTTTTGCGATAACTGATGGAGCATCGGGGAGTGGAAAACTTCTCGCCGTTCAGCACAGAATCGAGATATTTTTTCTTGCTCTCTGCCGCGCGCTCTAAAGCCTGTCTGCGCGCCGCAAGGGTCTTCTCTTCTTCGCGGATCGCCTTTGCTTCGGCAACGTCGTTTTTAATCCAAAGCGCGATGTTCTCGATCTTCTGTTCTCTTGCCATGTTCAGCTCCAAGAGCTTTTCAACGTCAAGGATTTCGCCGGTCTCGGCATCTACACAGTCCGCAAGCGCGGAATCAATCTGATAAAGATTCATCTTTTACCTCCGTAATATTGTCTGTGCCACAATAAGGGCACACGGTTTGAGTGGTAATCGTCCAGTTCTCATCGTTCAGATTTTCGCGGTATGCATAAAGAGCTGGCTCTCGGAAATCAGCACCGCACGATTCGCAGTGCATCATTCCCCCACCTCCAAATACGCCATTGCGCTCTGCACGCCGAAGATGCGCGCCGCCTGATGGTCGTTGAAAAACACGTCGATGTGGTTGCCGTTTACGCCGCCACCGCAGTCCTCCGAGATGTAGCTGTGCTGCGTGCCGTCCGGCCAGATCAGCAAGACGCGCGTTCCATAAGGGATCACCTTCGGATCGACCGCGATCGTGCGTCCCTCGGTCGCCAGCGTGCCGGTCGCGGTGTAGCCGTTTGCCCACTTGCCGCAACAGCAGCGTCCGGGGCAATAGGCCGTAAGCGTAAACTCACCAAGAAAGACGTCGTTGCACACCGCACTTTCAGTCGCGGGAATGTCCCACGCGGGATCATGCTCCTCTACGATGGGCGCTCCTTCCGGTTCCGCATCGACCGCCTGCGCGCTGGTGGCGAGGATTGAGATCACGATCAAGAGGATCGTCGCGCCCAAACACGCCGCCGCAATCAGTGCCGATTCGTCGGCCTTGCGCTGCTCTCTCGTGCGCTTGTCGTGCCGTCTCATCGTGTCACCTCTTCCATCGTGATTTGTGCGGGTTTCTCAAACAGAGGCGCAAGCATTTCCTCCTGCGCGGCCTTGTAGAAATTCCTGTCGATTTCAAACCCGTAAGCATTTCGCCCCAGTTCATACGCCGCGCGGAGGGTGGTCGCGCTTCCCGCGCATGGGTCAATCACAACGTCGCCGGGATCCGTGAAAACTTCAATCAGCCGTTTCAACACGTTCACCGGCTTCTGCGTGGGGTGGATTTTGGGAATGTCCTTCCCGTCGCGTTCCCACTTCTGCCAGTCAAAAACCATCTTCCCAGTGCCGCGAATCGGCTTCCCATCTTCGCCGATCTCGCGCCCGTTGTTAAATTTCGGGAGCTTGTCACGGTAAAGCACTACCGCAAACTCCGTCGCACCTACTACTCGCATATTGGCTTTAAGCACCTGCGCGGAATAGTTTTTGCAGAAAAACATCGGGTAGCTGTTCTTAAATCCGTACTGCTTCCCGTACTCCATAACGGTCTGCATCTGGTCGAACGCGCAGAAAACAAGCATTGCCGGGGCTTGCCCTTTCTCCTTCGGTTCTTTCTTCAAAAGGCGGTTGCAGAAGTGCATATATTCAGCGATCTTGAAATAGCCATCAGAGTTGAAAAAGCTGCTCTTTGCCTTTTTGCTCTCGCCGTTTTTGTTGTCGCCGCCGATGTACCACGTCGGGTTGCTCCCGTAAGCATCAGCGCCGATGTTGTAGGGAATGTCCGCGATCACGAGCTGCGCCTTTGGGATTCCGTATTTCTTAAAATTCTGGAAGTTGTCATGGTACAGCTCGCATTTCACCGTCTGCACCCCCTGTCGAGGAACGGCAGTAGCTCATACAGCACCTTACACACCGCGCACGCACCGATAACGGCAAGCCCCGTCTTGAAGTCGCAGCCGTTGAGCGCAATCACCGCAGCGGCGATGCCGCCAAAAAACAACGTATCAGCCATGCTTTTCTCCCTTCTTTTCGTTCGGCACAAGGCCGACAAACTCAAGGCCGTGACCGCGTGCGTAAATCTCGCCCATGATCGTCCCCAGCTTTTCAGGGTCTGGGGGCGTGACCCAAATGATCTTGTACTCTGGCTTTTTTCTCATTGCCTTTTCCTTTCTTCCGTGCTACAATAAGCACGGACACAATATCTTGTGGTAAGATTTGTTCCACCCGCCCCGCTCGATGCTGCAACATTGGGCGGGGCATTTTTTATTCAACTCCGACAACATGGTATCTTCCGTATCCGCTGGAACGACCAGAACCGATGCCGAGACCAAAACCTGCCATATTGATGATGTTCACGATCTGGTCAAGCGTGTAGACGTTCTCGGTGTAGGTGATATGGACTTGGGAAGACCAGCCGGAGAAACGGTTGATATAAACCAACACCGGAGCGCCGCGCTTCGGAGACATGAGCGTTTTGTCAACGAAATGTGCTGCGAATTTCACGGGCTCCAACCGCGCCGTAACATTCATGGCGTTGTCAAACTTCGTCGCGTAAGTGTCGATCTCGTTTCGCACGACTGCTTGACAGAAGGACTTTTTCAAGCCAAAGCCCGTAATGCAGGGCGCGTTGTTCGTCAGCATATCGCGCAAGGTTTCCTCGTTCATGTCGCGGTAAGTGTCCTCCACGGGGTAGCCGTCCCGCCAGTGAATTGCCGTGATGATGTCCTCCCAAATGTTAGGCACTTCCTTGATGGTCTTTTTGCCGTCGCGGGCGGCGGTCAGCTCTCGGACGGTGCGGGCGTTCATCTTGTTCAACACAAGGTCTCCGTCGCCCTCGATCAGGATTGTCGCCTGTTCGATTTTTACAGGCTGGACTTCGATAATGCGCTCTTTCTTCATCTTTCATTTCCTCCTTGATTTTCTCGTGCGCTTGCTGTGGCTTATGTTGTTTTATGGTTTCCTTTCGCTTAGTGTTCTGCGTTTTAATGTTCTGTTCTATAATTTCAGGTACAAATAAAATCGTTTAATTTATTTACCTATGTAGGCATGTGGTCTTTTTTAGCGATGTTTTTTGCGGCTCTCATAAGCCACAGCAAGCGCACGATGTTGTTTTGCGGTATACTTTAGTGTGTAGTGGTGTTTTGTCCAAATGTGCGGTGTTTTGTCTGCGGTAAGCAGAAACAGAAGCGTGTAGTGTTGTGTTTTGTGTATTATAGTGTTGCATGTTCTAATATGGCGTTCTGTTCTGCTTTGTGTTATCGCATTATTATCTGTCAGAAGCTACGCGCCCCTGTTTCCGCTTACCGCCGCGTGTTTATCCCGCAACCTTGTCGATGGCGTCAAATACGCCGTCAAGCTCCACCAATGTTTTGTACTTCGCCCGGAAACTGTTCAGCTCCGCAAGAGCGCGGTCGAGCAGTTTTCGGTATTCGTCCTTGTCCTGCATAATCATGACGGTTGGCTTGTATCCGCTGTCCGCATCCGTCTTGAAGAACACCCGCACTTTGGGGCGGGGTGTATCGCTCTTCTCCTTGATAACCAGGTTACAAACGATGTGCCGCGCCTGCTGCAAACGCCACTTCTCGGCAGCTTCTGCATCGTCCCAATCAAAGCACTTGTGCAGTTCCGTCTGCTCGTCCCTCGCCTTGTCGAGGATTTGGGCGGTCGTTGCGGAGCTGCCGATTGCCAAGATTTCGTCAGCGACCTTTTGCGCGTCGGCGGAAATGCGGCAGCCGCTTTTCCATGCTGCAAAAATCATGTGCCCTCCTTCCTCCTTTACTTTTCATCGGGCTTCAAAAGCTCGTCCACCGTGCAGCCGTAGAGCGCGGCGACCTCCGGCAGACGGCTTGCGCGGGGATGCTGCTGTCCGGTCTCCCACATATAGACCGCTGCATCGGAGACCTTTAGTTTTTCGATCACCTGCTGGACACTAAGGCCAGCCGCCAATCGAGCGCTGCGAAAGCTCATTCGTTCACCTCCATTTCTTTATGCAACCGCAACTAACGTTTAGTCGCTTTGGCTTGTGCTAAGTTTTCATTGACCGCGGCGAGGAAAATTGCTATACTGCCCTTAGCCCTCTTTGGGCAACTTCAAAGGAGGTGGTTTTCGTGACCAACCTTTTGATTTTGCCTGTTCCCTTCCCGTCGGGTCGCAACAGCGGTGCCAAAGCGCGTTAAACTGGCTAAATGTAGCAACTGATACGGCGGAGCACTCAGTGAAGAGGTTAAAACTCACGGTGATATGCCAGTAATCATATCCCACCGTATCGGGTACTCCCGATGGCTTACCAGCGAGAAGGCCATGCGCAGAACCAAAACTGCGAAAGTGGTAAGGCTCCCGAAGAACCTGTAGGCTGTTGCAGGCGGCGAAAGCCTGCAAGGGGCATTGGGTAAACAAATTTGGACATTGGCCGGTGAGGACAGCCCCTTGCCGGTCTTATGTTTCCCCCCGCCGCAGCCAAAAAAACTTAGCGAAAGAGCAAGAAAAACTAAGTTTCCCTTGACAACTTGGCAAACTGTGATATTATAAAGGTGCCAACGATCATAATATTTTTTCGCAGTCCGCTAAATGTAAGGGGGCTTGGGTTTTTATTACCCTTTATGCTAACTAGTATAAGCTAGCAATACTAGTTTGTCAAGAAAAACTTAGAATTTTGCTAGTTAAAAATTAGCCAAACTAGGCGGTGATTTTTTGGATAGATCGCCAATTGTTACAAGAATAAATGCTTTGCTTGCTAAGAAAAACATTTCTAAAGCAGAGTTTTACGAAAAATGTAATCTAACTTCTGCATCGTATTCCAATTGGAACACAGGGAAAACGCGCCCCAAAATGAAAAATATAGAGAAAATTGCAAGATTTTTGGGCGTCACTTCTGAATATCTCCTTTATGGGGACGGAGCAGAAAAAGAAAGCGCCCCCGATCCGAAGACCGAGGGCGCAAGTCCTACCGTTCAGGAGCTGTTTGATTTTATCGATACGGCGACCGACGCCGAGCTGAACGAGCTGTTGCGCTATGCGCAGTTTTTGATGAGCAAGCGATGAATGATTGGATAAAAGATGGCTTGCCGACCGAGCGTATACGTGAGGAGGATTCGGTCGTTGGGCAGATGAAGCGCTTAGAAGAAGAGCGCGTCAATGATTTTCGCAATTATGTTGCCTACCAACAGGCCGAGAATGACCGGAAGGAGAGACAGGCGGTCATTGATCGCCAAAAGCAGAGAAAGCACGACTTTGTCGTTGCTGGATTCTCCAGTGTCACAAGTGTGTTTCTTACCTTGTTTGTCGAGCATTTTCATAAAGTTCTCTCCTTTGTTCTTTCGATTTTTTCTTGATCTCGCGCGCAGCAAGTAACAATGCGTTTTGTTGCGCCTCGCTCATAGTGAGAATTTTTTCTTTCAGTCTTTCTCTAATCATTGTATCACATTTCGCGTCATTACACAACATTTTGTGTCCCTCCAAATAATTATAGTAACGGGGCTATATGTCGATTATTGCACTTTGTGCAGTCGAAAATATAAGAAAATGGAGAGTTGAGATGAAAAAGTTTTTGCTTATCGCGCTGTCTTCGGTTCTCGTGCTCGGCATGTTAACCGCCTGCGGGGGAACGGATCAGTCCGAGCCAGAAAACGAGCCGGTAACTCCGACCGATCTCGTTGGAGAATGGAAGCAGATAAACAGCGATGCAGAGGACGCATGGCAGGCCGCTACCATTGCCGGAGATGCCATTGAGGTGTATTGGGTATCTGATAACGGAGACACCAAAGCGCTCTATTGGGCCGGCTCTTTCGATGCCCCTACCACGGCGGATGAGCCGTACACTTGGGAATCAAAAAATGATAAAGACCAGACCGATATGGCAATTCTCGCCAGCGGCGATGACACCAAGACGTTTACCTATCAGGGCGGCGTAATCAGTTACGAAGTGTCTGCTATGGGAGTTACGCAGACTGTAAAACTTGAGAAGCAATAAGTAACTAAAGGCACTGCCGCCCTCTGCAACAAACGGCAGTGCCTTTTTGCAGCCAGCGGGAAGCGGTCGCCGCTGCTTGCTTTGACCTTATCGCGCTTTACCTTGGTAATTCAACACCGAAACATTGCAATAAGACAGCGCTCGACGCGGTTCGACAAGCCCTCATCTTGCGACTTCGCGGCGCGAAAATCGAAAAAGATTAAGGTGACGTAAATGAACATTCAAGAAGTGTGCAGAATCCGTAAAGAAGAATTGAAACTGACCTATCAAGACATTTCCGACGCTTCCGGCGTGCCGCTGTCCACCGTGCAGAACTTCTTTTCCAAGTTTTCTAAATCTCCGTCGATCTACACCGTCGCGCCGATCTGCAAAGCGCTTGGGATATCCCTTGATGAGGTGTTCGGAATTTCCGAACACTTGACGCCGACCGAGGAAACTTTGCAAGCGCGGAATGATGAGCTGGAACGCCATGTTGATGCAAAAGCAGACATGATTGAGATCATGCGGCGTGGAGTGCGTATCCGAAACGTCGTGATTGCTATAATGTTTGCCATTATCGTTCTGCTGGCCGCGTGGTGTTTGTACATTGATTGGAGTGGGATTTTATGAGAGTGGCATTGTATATCCGCGTCTCGAGCGAGGAGCAGGCGCGGCATGGCCTGTCATTACAAGAGCAACGGGACGCGCTGATAAGATATGCAAAAGCGAATAAAATGACCGTGGCAGGCATATACGAGGACGCGGGAATTTCCGCTAGAAAACCGTACAAAAAGCGCCCCGCGCTCCTGCGGCTGCTGGATGATTGCAAGGCGGGGAAGGTCGACACGATTTTGTTTATCAAGCTTGATCGATGGTTCCGCAATGTCGCCGGGTACTACGACGTGCAGACGCGGCTTGACCAGTACGGCGTGACATGGCAAGCGACGGAAGAGGACTACGAAACGCGCACTGCGTCCGGGCGATTAAAGGTCAACATCATGCTTTCCGTCGCGCAGGACGAAGCCGACCGCACAAGCGAGCGAATCAAATTTATCAACGACGGCAAACGCGCAAAAGGCCAACCGGCAGGGTCAAAAGCCCCTTTAGGGTATATCATCAAGGGCAGGCAATACCAGATCGATAACGGCACGGCAGATGCCGCGCGAGATATGTTTGCGGCGTATATCAGGCTGCAAAGCGTGCTTGGCGTAAAGCGCTATATGCTTGAGACGTGGGGCATTGACAGGGCGTATACCAAATATGTAAACTATTTCCGGAACCGGCTTTATATCGGCGAGGTGTACGGCATCGAGAATGCCTGTCCCGCTCTGGTGAGCAAGCAGGATTTTGACATTGTAAATGATATTCTCCGCCAGCGGTCGCAGCGCTGCGCAGGAATTGAGACAGATCGCGTTTATCTGTTCTCCGGCTTGTTGCATTGCAAAGAGTGTGGGAAAACGATGCAGTCGGAAACGGCAAAGCAGATCTATACCTACTACCGATGCCGGACGCGAATGCTTGACACCTCCGCGTGCCAGCACAAAAAGAGGATTTGCGAAGATGCGCTGGAAGCTTATTTATTGCATGAGCTTGAAGGAATTGCCGAGCGAAACAATCGCTATTATAAAAAGGCAGAAAAAAAGCCCACGCAAAGCGCGGACGCGATACGAAAGAAAATGGATAAGCTGAAAACGCTTTATCTTAACGACTTGATTGAGTTGGACGAATACAAGAAAGAGTACACCACATTAAAGAAATCCCTTGAAGCGGTAGAGGAAAAGCCGAAGACAAACCTTGATGCGCTGCGAAATGGGCTGGCGGAATATGATACATACTTGCGAGAAGAAAAAAAGGAATTCTGGACGCGCTTTATCCGGAGAATTGATGCAGATGACGACGGCGCGTTTTTTGTAACGCCACGTTAGGCATATTTGACCTTCGTGTTCCCAAAGGTAAATTATGCCCAAAAGAATCCCCCGCCTTACGACGGGG